AGTGAAAGTGCTAAAAAAAGACTTAAAATACAGTCAATTACAAAAAAAAAACATATATTACCTAATATAAATTATATAACAAATTAAATAAACACTTATGGACAATAATAACACATTAAAAACAGAAGCAGAATTAAAAAACGAGGATTTACTAAAAAATCTCGTACTTAGCACATGTGTATCATGTGAACAACAACTTAGATTATTACAATTACGATTAATATCATTCGATGATTTAATAAAAGGAGTAACAGAAACAATAAATCAAGCATCAAACGAAATCAAACGCTTAGATTCAATCAAACCAGTAAAAACAAAAAAAGAAGATGTCAAATAATAACCCGAGGGTTCCTCCAATCGGGGGACCCTCCCCTTCTTTTTATCAACAAAATAAAGGAGACATATGGTCACTTATAGGAGCAGGCGTCACTTGGGGAAAAGACGCATGGCAAAATAAAAAAAACAGGCAACTAGAAGAAGCACGTAGAAAATACGATCAAGCACAATGGGAAAGACAAAATAGATACAATCACCCAATCGAACAAATGAAAAGATTAAAAGACGCAGGATTAAACCCTAATATGATATACGGATCTAGCCCAGGATCAGCAGTAGGAAACGCAGGAGCAATACCTGCAGGACAAGCCCCAGAATATTCATTAACAAACCCTGTTACAGGATATATGAGCACAAAAGTACAACAAGCCCAAACAAAAAATTTACAAGCAGATGTTCTATTAAAAGCTACACAGGGTATGAAAAATACCGCAGAAGCAGGATTAACAGGAAGTAGAAGAGCATTATTAGATGCACAAGCAGACGATCTAATATCTCAAACAGGCTCAAACGCTACAATATCAAAAATAAATGCTTTAATAAAAAGCGGAACAAAAGAAAGCGTTATAAAACAAGCTATGACCAAATTAAATGGAATGGAATTAGCAAATAAATTACAAGCTGGAGCTTTACAATGGGTAGAAGCAGGCATGCACGGCAGTGCAATAACCCAAATAGCAATGGCTTTAGGAGACGATTTAAGAACTCCCGAAGGTGTAGCATCATTTAGAATAAAAGCAAATATAGCAATAGGACTAAAAGGAGCAGAATCAGTATCCAATATAGTTAGAAATATATTAACACCATGGTTAGGATCATTTATATCTAGAAAACCATCAGTAAGACCACAAAAAACTCCAAATTATCCATGGACAAAAAATATAAATTCAAACAAATAAATAAATAAAAACATGAGCATATTTAGCAAGGTAGCAATGCCAAGACCACAACACAACACATTCGATTTATCACATTCGAGAAAATTCTCAATGTCAATCGGAAAAATAACTCCAACATGCGTAATGGAATGCGTACCAGGAGACAGTTTCAACGTAAAAACAACACAACTATTAAGATTCGCACCTTTAATAGCCCCAATAATGCATCAATCATCAATGTATTGTCATTTCTTCTTTGTTCCAAACAGATTACTATGGGATAATTGGGAAGAATACATAACAGGAGGAGAAGACGCAGCAGATCCAGGATATACTGCACCAGTATTTCCATACTATGAAGACCTTACAGGATTAGGAATAACTAATGGATCATTAGCAGATTATTTAGGACTTCCAACAGTAGTAACAACAGAAAAAATAAGTTGTTTACCCTTCCTAGCATATAATAAAATATATAACGAATATTTTAGAGATCAAAATTTAATAGATAAAGTTACAGATTCAGCAATAGACGGAAAGCAAACAGGAAACGTACCATCAATACAAAACAGAGCATGGCAACACGATTATTTTACATCAGCATTACCATGGACACAAAAAGGCCCAGAAGCAACAATACCTTTAGGATCATCAGCTCCATTACAAAGAAAAAATTTCAATGTAACAGGAATATTTACAACTGCAGGTTCTTCAGCAACTGGCGTGGAATTAGGAACATTAGCAAATGAACATTTAAAAGATATTACATCTGGAGCAGGAGGAACACCTTTATCATTAGATAATTCACAATCTATGGAAGTAGACTTGACAGACGCAACTGCATCAAGCATAAACGACTTAAGAAGGGCGTTTAGATTACAAGAATGGCTAGAAAGAAACGCTAGAGGCGGTTCAAGATATATAGAAGTAATAATGGCACACTTTGGTGTACAATCTTCTGACGCTAGATTACAGAGACCAGAATTTTTAGGTGGGTCAGCAACTCCAATAACCATAAGTGAAGTATTACAGACATCAGAATCACGTGTAGCCGCTGCACCAGAGGAAACTCCACAAGGTAACATGGCAGGACACGGTGTCTCAGTTGGCTCATCTAATTATGTATCATATAAATGTGAAGAACACGGATATATCATAGGCTTATGTACAGTAATGCCAAAAACAGCATATCAGCAAGGAATACCAAAACACTTTAATAAATTCGATAAATTCGATTATTTCTGGCCTTCCTTTGCTAACATAGGAGAACAACCAATATATAATAAAGAACTCTACGTAGATGACGCAGATGGACAAAATGATAATGTATTTGGATACACTCCACGATACGCAGAATATAAATATCTACCTAGTACAGTACACGGTGAATTTAGAGATTCACTCAAATTCTGGCACATGGGCAGAATATTTGGATCAAGACCTAACTTAAACGCAACCTTTGTAGAATGTAACGAAGACGAAGTAGACAGAGTCTTTAACGTGACTGAAGGAGATGAAAATCTCTACGTGTATTTACACAATCACATAAAAGCAAGACGACCAATGCCATACTTTGGAACTCCAACAATTTAAATAAATAATAATGTATAAAAAAAGACGAGGATTTAGAGCATCCAAAAAAGTTAAAACTTACGGTTTTAAAAAGAGACTTTCTAACCAAAGAAAGAAATCAAAGAAGTATAATTCCTTTAGAGTATCTAGGGGCGGAATACGCTTATAGTTTAGGTTAAATGCAGTGTCAGAGCCCCTTTTTAGTTAAGAATGCTAACTTGGATATCAACAATGAAAATTTGATGACTCCAGTCCCTTGTGGTAAATGTATTCCCTGCCTAAAGAGGCGAAGCTCTCACTGGTCATTTAGAATAAACGAAGAACAGAAAAAAGCAAAAACATCATGTTTCTTAACACTTACTTATGAAAAAACCCCCTTATCAACAAATGGCTTACCTACGCTTGTTAAAAAAGATTATCAGAATTTCTTTAAACGTCTTAGAAAACTAGCACCATCAAAAAAAGGTAAAAACAGATTAAAATATTTCGCATGTGGCGAATATGGAACTAAAACACAAAGACCCCACTATCATGCAATTGTATTTAACATCCCTCAAGATATTATTAATTCAGCTACAAAAATCAGAGATACCTGGAAACACGGACATGTTATGGTTACCAATTCAAATCTTGCTACTATCAATTATACTGTTGGGTATATTACTAAAGGTGGTTTTAAACACCAAATAGATAAAGAACACGGAATTTACGATGACAGAATTCCCGAATTTCAACTTATGTCAAAAGGATTAGGAGAAGGATATCTTACTCCACAAATGATAAAATATTATAAAGACAGAAAACTTTTCTGCATAGTCCACGAAAATGGACACATACTCTCAATGCCAAGATATTATAAAAATAAAATATTCGATAAACTCGAATTAAAAGAATTATTTAAAGAATGGTTAGCAATCCAAACTATGAAAACCCCAGACTTTCTAGAAATGGATGGAAAAACTAAGAAAGATATATGGACCGATATGGTCGATAAACGTGAAAAACAATTAAACTTAAAACGAGCAAAATTATGAAAAAGTACAAACCAAGAAAATACAGACAATCATCAGGTTATAAAAAGAAACTTGGAAAAAGTATGACTTTACCAGATCAAAATTTAACTATAAAAGAATTACTAGATAGACATTCAAGAGGAGTCTCACTAGGAGCTCCTGATTTAAAGGGAGAATATTTCGATACAGAAATACCAAGATATGATGACTTAACAGATATGTTAGAACATAAAAAAGAACTTGTTCAAAAACAGATAGATTTGGAAAATCAAATCAAAGAACAACAAAAGCAGGTTCAAAAGGAAACTTCCTTAAAGGCAAAACCCGAGGACGAAGTCTCGGAAGCCGAAGAAGAAGCGGAGGCAAAAAAGCACTAATATCTACTTGATATATTAGTGCTAATTGACACCAAAAAATAAAAAAAAGTCTTAAATAAAAACGAAAACGCAGTGAAAGTGCTAAAAAAAGACTTAAAATACAGTCAATTACAAAAAAAAAACATATATTACCTAATATAAATTATATAACAAATTAAATAAACACTTATGGACAATAATAACACATTAAAAAC